CGTAGAAGATGAAAATCCACAAGTTTTCGTTGAAAAACGTGATAATTGGGTCAAAGAACTGCTAAAATGCCGAGATTCTTACGAAATGGACAACAATTTATTGACTTTTTCGTAAAACCTGTTATAATATATAAAATATTGCTGTATGAAGCAAAGAGAAAAGTATTCTGGACGCGGGTGCGAATCCCGCCAGGTCCACCAAAAGGATTTTTATCCGAGACCGCAGGAACCAACTACTTGTTGCGGTAGAGGATGTGAAGGGTGTGTTTGGATAAGTTATTTCGAAGCACTTGACAGATGGAAAAATCTTTTTGAAGGGCCTGAAATAGATTCGACAGGGTAAAGAGTAACAGAGTGGACAGCACATCAGAGCAGATGTTAAAACTAAAACAACGTAAACGCAAACGACGAACTGTTCGCATTGGCAGCCTAACCGCTGACTAGGGTTTCGGTTAGTTTCCTCGTAACAGAATAACTAACCATTTTACAAACACTCATACACACAAGGAGATTAAAATGAGTAATATGACACCGTTCGAAATTAGATTAGAACTTTTAAAAATGGCCAAAGATATGCTTGGTGACGATTACTACGGTAAACGTGAAGTAATATCTAACGATTGGGCCACTAAGGTAGAGACGGCTAAGCATGCCGGCCAAACACCTCCAGCGCACCCAGGCTATCCTGCCTATCCCTCAGAAACTGATATTATTGCAAAGGCTCATGTATTGAATGGCTTTGTTTCTAACATTCCTCAAGATAATATAAAGACTATTAGTAAAAAGTAATCTGAAGGCAGGGGGAGTAATCCCCTTGCGTAGATAAATGAAAACATACACAAAATCATTTTTAGTAGCAGTATCCGCATTATTTTTAATTTCAATTCTTACACAAGTAACAACATCAAAACTACACAATTTAAAACACTCAAACTTTGAAGATACCTCTGCAACCGTTGCAGTTAGAGAACAACAATTAGACTGTTTAGCAAAAAATATTTACCACGAAGCAAGAAGTGAACCGTTTGAAGGTAAAGTTGCTGTAGCGCAGGTCACACTGAATAGAGCAGCAAATGCTGGATTTCCAAATGATATTTGCCGTGTAGTATATCAAAAGAACATAGTATATGAAAAGGTAATTTGCCAATTCAGTTGGTACTGCGAGACCTCTACAAAAACAAGACCAATCCACCAATCTGCATATAAAGAATCTTACGAAGTAGCTAAGAAAGTTTTACTTGAAGGATTTCGATTAGCAGGTCTAACCGATGCACTTTATTATCACGCAACATATGTTTCACCTGGATGGAACCGTCAACAAATCGCAAAAATTGGCAATCACATTTTCTACAGATAAATTATGAAATATCCTACACTACAAGACGTTATTGAATACTGCAAAACAACATTGACAGTTGCGACAGCTGAAACAATTGCGTGGATTGGCATTGTTCTTATCCATGCTGCAACTATACCAACAATGATTTCAATCATGTCTGGTCTATCAGATAAGATGCCGCCGGTTGATCTCATCCTATTCATTTGGGGCGGTCTATCAATGTTATTTGTTAGGGCAGTAATCCTCAGGGATATCCTACACATTGTAACAATTGGTGTAGGATTTATTATTCACTCAACGCTTCTTGCACTTATACTATTTAAATAATCATGGCTACCTTAAAAGAACAAACACACGAAAAACATAAAGAAGCGGAAGCACAACCGTTTATTAAAGAGATTTTTCAAAAGCGAGTTGAAACAAGTAAATATGCAGAATATTTGTATCAGCTATATTTGATCTATCATGCAATGGAAAATATTGCAGGTCCTAAATTGGGTACATACGAGGGAATTCCTGGACTGTATCGTGCAGAAGCAATTTTTAAAGATTTTCAAGAGCTTGCAGTTGCAGATAAAACATACACAATTAAAGAACCTACACTAAAGTATATTCAGTATATTATGGATATTACTGAGCATGATGACTTAATTGCACACATGTATGTGCGATATTTAGGTGATTTAAACGGCGGTCAAATCTTTGCCAAACTTGTTCCGGGATCAGGTACAATGTTTCAGTTTGAAAACAAAGAAGAACTGACAAATAATTTTCGTGCTAAATTAAAAGACGATATGGGACCAGAGGCCTGTATTGCTTTTGATTATAACATTGCGATTGCCAAGGAATTTAACTAATGTCTTTAGTATGGGATAAAATGATTCCATTGTCTCAGACAATACTTGATACATTGGAACAATCTACAGATGACGAATTAAAATATACTGCGGAATCAGGTAATGGTTATCTATGGGAAAATTATATTTTTACATCTCGCAATTATCGTCGCGCGCATGTAGAAATTGTTGATGCAAGAGAAGCAAAAAAGATCTGGGTTATGCACATGACCATATTTCCAGAATTAGATGATCCAACTCCTATTTTTGGATTTGACGTGGTATGTGGTGCAAATAAAATTACAGGCGCATTCCATGATTTTTCCAAAAACGGAAATTGTTCAGTATATGCGTGGTTCATTGATCGTTCTTCCAAATTAGAATGGAATAAACCAAGGGTATTGCCTGATTGGGCAACTCAAATTTTTAGTCCCGGTATGATTGCGGCAGGCAATATATCCGAAGAAGAAGAATTGGACAAATTAGCTGATTTAGCTATTGAAAGTTTAGACGTTTACCTATATAATGTAGGATGTGTTGAAAAAACAGGTGAATCATATAAGGAACAATATAACAACTATTGTAAGTTCCAAAAGATGAATCCTCACACTCCGGCAATGATGATTAACCTAGGCATCGACGAAACGGTGTTTAAAACCTTTATGGATGAAATCTTATTTCCAGAAATCGAATGATAGAAATGTTAGAACAACAAACAGAAGAGACATTAACCGATGCTCTGATTATTACCAAGAGATTTAGATCACCAAATGAATTTTCGTTATACATTGAAGAAAAAGTATTACAAGATTCAATTGGATATATGGATGCAGTAATTGCGTACTGTAATGATATCGATATAGATGTTGAAGCAGTTACAAAATTAATTAATCAATCTCTTAAAGACAAAATTCAAATTGAGGCTGAAGAACAAAACTATATGACGCCACGGGGCAAATTGCCACTATGATAATGGATGAATTTTCAGTTTATAAAATGTATATTGCGCTTAAGTTGCATTTTACAACAGATGCGTATGATGTGGTTAAACAAAAAGGCAGAGTCCGAGCGAGCCGACAGGCATTTGCCAAAAGAACAGATTTGTTTTCAATTAGAAAAATATCAAAAAATTATTCTGACGAAGAAGTTGCTAATTTTTTAGTCGCCAATTTTGTGTCGGGTGACCGTTGGGGTGGAATGTTTGATTCTGAAGCAGGTCAACGATATCAAATGTGGAAAAAGAAGATTGAGAGTTTGTCTTACAATTTTGCACAAGATTTGGATAATTTAATTCAAGAAATGGATGATTCTGCATTAAAAATTAAAGATATTTTTATCGTGTCTAAAGGACAACACCCATATATAATAAAAGCATTTTTAAGAAAAACTATCAGTCTGGAGACATTGGTAATTCTTGAGAAACTTAATGGGTTTGTTGAAATTTATGATAAAGAAATCAGCGACACTGTGGTGTGGCCAGATGTATCTAGACTTATTAAAAAATATAAACCGTTTCTAATTTTAGACTTGGAAAAATACGATGCAATCTTTAGACGCAGAATTAGTGCAATCTAATAAGAAAATTAAAAAGCTTGAAGAAAATATTACTATGTTACAAGAAGTAATTAAGCAACAACAGGAAACTATGTTGGAAACACAAAGATACCTAATTAAACTTGCTCACGGGCAACAAGAATTAAGTAAAAGAGTTTTGTCTTGGCCCTATGTCAGGGTTCAGACAAGAAGAGCAAGAGATGTTTAAATTTATGGGGATTTTTATTTTTTAAAATGAATAAAACTAATAAGGGCGATTGGTACGATCGCGAGAAAAAGATACGCCGAGTTGAAAAGGGTACCTCCAAAATTGACAAACATCGAAAGATTATATATAATGTAGCATCATTGAAAAAAGACGATGATGTGTTTGATGAATTTCTAGATTATGCATATGTTAACCAAAAAAATAAACGACGCTAATACTACGCTTATACTACGCCAATACGAAAGGAAATATTATGGCTTATACTTCACTATCTGATCTACGCAAATCTCGCGGAGGCTTCGATTCATTAATGAAAGAAGTCGAAAAGATCGCAAACCCCCAATCCGAATCTAACAATCGCAACGATGACCGCTTCTGGCAACCTGAGGTTGACAAAGCAGGCAACGGCTATGCTGTTATTCGTTTCTTAGCACCACCTAAGGGCGAGGACCTACCATGGGTTCGTATTTGGAATCACGGCTTTCAGGGCCCTACAGGTAAATGGTACATTGAGAATTCTTTGACTACTATCGGTAAGCAAGATCCAGTTTCAGAACTTAATACTGAATTATGGAACTCAGGTTCAGAAGCAAATAAAGAAGTTGCTCGCAAACAAAAACGCAAGCTAACATATTACACTAACATTCTTGTTGTTCAAGATTCTAAGCATCCTGAAAATGAAGGCAAGGTGTTCTTGTTTAAATTCGGTAAGAAAATCTTTGATAAGATTAAAGATGTTGCCGAGCCACAATTTGAAGATGAGAAACCTCTTAACCCGTTTGATTTCTGGGAAGGTGCAAACTTCAAGTTGAAGATTCGCAATGTTGAAGGTTATCGCAATTACGATAAATCAGAGTTTGACGCACCTAGTGCTATTTCAAATGACGATGCCGCAATTGAAACAATCTGGAATAAACAACATTCTTTAACAGCATTCCTTGATGCTAAAAACTTCAAGTCATATGATGATCTGAAAAAGAAACTATCCATGGTTCTGTCTGCAGGTGCGCCTCCAGTAAAACCAGCAGAAGAAGTTTCGCTAGATGAAGAAAGTTCATTTAAACCACAAGCATCGCGCGCGGCAGTTCCTACTCCTAAAAAGGATGTAGACTTTGATAACGATGACGAATCATTATCATACTTCGCAAAACTTGCAAGCGATGATTAATCGGAGAATTCTATGAAATTCAGTAAATCTTTAATTGCCTTTTTGGCTGCTTTAGCAATGGCCCATTCTGGGTATGCAGCAGAGGACAAACCTGCAGAAAAAAAGAAGGAACCGGTGAAGACGCAGAAGGCGAAAGCACCGGAACCAACAGCAACTCCAGGTGTTCGGAAAATTGAAAAGAAGCCTAAAGAGGATAAGCCTGCAGACGCAGGAACTGATAAGCCGGCAAAACCAAAGGTCAAACGACCCGAAGAATTAAAGGCTGAACAAGAAGCTAAGAAGTAAAAGAAAAGCCCGGGAGACCGGGCTTTTTTAATGTATCAATCTGTATAGCTACTTCGTCTACCCTGCCATTTATTATATGAACTTGACGAACTATGGGGCGTGGGTACAGCAGCAAGCATAGTTTCTTGTTTGTTGTTTACTGTTGTTTGTGATATAATTGGAGGCATCATTTGTGTCGGCTTTTCTCCAATATTAAACATTTTAAACTCTGTATTTTTATCTGTTACTTGCTCTAACAGCTTACCTACATTATTTTCTTCTTTTTTGGGCGTGACTGCTGGTATTTTTGGACTTGTATTTTTATTCGGATACGTTTGTTGAAGTTCTATTTGTCGTTGCATCCATTCAGATGCCTCTTCTTCTTTGTTTTTCTGAACTGGTAATGTTTTTAAATAATCTTCTTTACCTACACCAAACATTTTAGTATACCAAGGAGCATCTTTAAGTTTATCTTTTTGTGTTTCCTGCTGTTCATTTAAAACTTTGTTTACGTTTTTAAGTTCTTTTGTAGAAACTTTCTTTGGAGGCTTGCTCGAGGTGCTTTCCATTGCGGGCACCAACTCCTCCCCTGGATTTAATGATTCTTTTAGTGGTATTTTTTCTTTTGGTGTATCTGGTCCTAATATGCTCTCTCTAATTGCCTTGACGCCAGCATTATTTGCATTTGATACAGCATTTTTGGCCTCATCGTCTGTTTTTACCTCTGTACGACCGGCTTCGTAAAGATCATATCCAATCATCCCCGCCGTCAACCCAGGAACGGCAAGTTTTCCTTTTCCCCCGCCGGTCTTACCTCCACCGCCACCTGGTTTCTTTTTGCCATCTGGATCTACATCTGGGCCGAGACCGAGTAATGATGAGTCGCCCATTCCGTCTAACACATCTGCTAGTTTTCTCGCAATTGCTTCTGCAAGTTTTTCTCGATCTTCCTGCTTAGCTTCTTCATTATTGGGTTCTATGCCGCCAGACAATTTAGTTGCGTTGTTTTGATCTGTTATTAATTTTTTAATAGCAATTGCTTCACCTAGTAATTGTTTTTGGGATTTATCATCTCGCAAATCAATTAATACCGCAACCATATCTGCTAAAATTTTGTTTTGATTGGGTAACTCTTTAGCTTGATCTGTTTCTAATGGATCTTTATTTTCAACCGGGACAGTTGTATTGCCTGCTGGTTTAATGGTTTCAACAGTATCTTCAATATCTGAAATAGTTGGTTTCTCAACATTTGCAGGCATCTCGGATTTGCCTATTAGACGTTCTGCAAAACTATTAGTAGTAAATGTAGATACAAATCCCTTCGCAAAATCTTTAAGATCGGCTTTTAGATCTACTCCAAGATTTCTAAATTCTGGAGTTTTTTCTTTTTTTTCTTTAGTATCTTTTTTATCTGTTTTAACACCTGCTCGTTGTTCAAGCGCAATAGCAAGATCCAAAATAGACATATTAAGGGTTTTAACATCCTTAGAGGTTTCCTTCATCCTATCAGATAATTCTACAAAGGGACTTTTTTCACCCTGTATAATTTCGGACAATCTGTCCATTGGATCTTTTATTGCGTTTGCCATTATACTGGTCTTCTAACGATTGGTTTAGTGGGTGTTGTTGCGCCAAATGCATTATCGGTCGGAGCAGAATCAAATCCCCCGCCAAATGAATTTGAAGGGACTGCTGCAGTTGTTACAGGTGCCGAATTAAATCCACTACCAAACGAACTAGGAGCAGGCGTCGGTGTTGCGCTGCTTAACTCTGGTGTGGGTACATTTGTAGAAACATTTGTCGCACCCGCAACTTTTTCTTGTGTTCTACCATAAGCAGAAACGCCTAATACGCCGCCCATGGCTACGTGAAATAATCCGCCGCCTTGTAGTGTAATGGGAACCCATTGTCTAAATGCATCATTGGCAATTGCCGTTTCCCAGAACTGCACAACTGTAAACATAATGGGAAATAACGCAAAATCAAACAAACAGCAAGTCATATACATCATTGCCATCATTGGACGCCATTTTTTCGTCATCCAATCTTCATCGGGTTTTTTCTCTGCTTTTTCTACTACAACTTCTTCAGTTTTATTTTTACCAAACATATTAACTCCTTGCTTTTTTAGCTTTTATTTTTTCATTTTCTTCATTAATATAGTTTACTAACAATGATACGTAAATTTCTCTTTCCCACGGTAGCATATTTTCGATTTCTGTTAATGAGTATTTATGATGCTGCATTAACGAAAAGTTTAATTGAAAATAGCTAACTAAACTTTCGTGAGAAAGAGTTAGACGAAAAAATTTTGTAGACCTTCCAAATCTACTTCATTGTGTTTTTTGCAACTTGGACAATCTACTTCAATATGCTGTACTATTTTTGGAATATTTCTAAAAAATTCTTCAAGTTTATCGAATTGTTTTTTAGTAAAAGAACTAATGAATGTACTTAGTTCTTCATTCGTATAAGAGTCTTTATCAAAATAATCATCTTTTGTAAATACTGCATCTACACAATTTGTTATTAGTTCTACAACACGAGCACTGTTTGCGTTATCTCGTATGTCCAACATTTCGTCAAACTTTGGATATCTTAATACCACGCCTACATCTTCAGTCAACATTACTTTGTTAGTTGTTTTTTCATCTTTAACAACTTTTAAATTTGTTATCTCCAACGTGTAGTCAATTTTTGTACCACATTCGCAATTAATTACAATGTCTGCAGTTTCACTAATTGATTTTGCACGAATATTTAAAAACAAATATTCAACGTCAAAGTGTGCTAATTTTGAAATATCTAGTTTATTGAATGTGCAGTTATCAACCAATTCGGTTACAATCCTGCTAATTTCGTTAGCATCTGCTTCTACGGAAGTTAATAGTATTTTATATTCTTTTACTAAGAATGGTCTGTACTTAACTTTTTTGTTTGTAGACGGTAATATCAATTCATACGTTGGTGTTTCTAATATAGGCAGTGCCATAATATATCCTTATCTTATAGTCGAGCTATGGTTGAATTTACTAATGGAGAGCTAGTTGTTTTATGCTCAGCGTACCATTTTCTATAGGCAAATGTCATATTTAATCTACCTGCTTGGTTTGTTGACCCGGCACTTAAATCTACTAAGCTCATTGCTCTAGGAAATGCATCTTCTAAAGATACAGTATATGTTGCTTTATCATTTTCATCCAATTGAAATATTTTAATGGTTGCTGTATAATTTTCAGCATAATTAACATTAAAAGAATTTGGATCTACTGTTCTAAACATCCAAGCGTCAAAGAATGCTTTGACTCTCATATCTCTATCCAAATAGAATGTCATATTAATTGCTTCGCCATTAAACTCAGATGAGACAGGCCTTTGATATGCAGGCCCAAATAACCTTAATCCCTTTGTTATTATAGACATACCAGGAAGATTGCTAATATCGCAATATAAACTAACTAATTCACCGTCGTTTTTAAATTCCTGTAAAGCTTTTGGGGGAGATATTCGAACCTCAAATCTATTTGTTTTTGCTACGCCTGTTTTTGTTATTTTAGTTATAAAGTTATTTAAATTAAAATCCGACATGGTTATCCTTATTGTTGACTTCTATTTGCATCTTGCCACACTGCAGTCTTTTGTGCGCCTACAAATTTTTCAACAGGTAATTGCGATGCTGTTACCCAATCTGCATATTGTATTTTATAAAATCTAGATTGTACGTGATTGTTTAGATAGTGTTTTACTGCAAATTTTGCAGGACTCAATCTTGAAGTTGAGTCTAACAATTTCCATGATAATTTAATTCTGGTATCATCATTTGTTGATACTGCATATTGAGATAATATCTCCAAAATTCTAAATCGCATTAGATACGGCAAATAATGTAGGTTGATTCCATAAAATCCTCCAGGAACTTTTCTAAAGGGCAACACTAATGGCAATCTATCATAATAAGGTAATTCTTTTTTAAATTTAGGATCGTACATAAAAAGATACATCTCCCCTGGCATTATAGATGTTACCATGGGAGTATCTCTTAAAACTTGACCAGTAGATGATGCCATCTTGCCCAAATTTAGAACTTGCTGCCTGTACCATTGATATGATTTTTCCTGCCCAGCAGCGTTTAATCTTATTGTCTCAAACGGATTCTTTGTTGGCATTTGGTGTTTTTATTCCTAAATCTTTTTCTGTTAAAATAACAAATTTCATATTTCTGTCTTTGCAAAATTCAAATGCTGCTTTCCATTTGGCATCGTTTACCCC